TTACCGATCATGCTGGAACAATACCGGAATATGACGGCGAAACACTAACGATTTCTGGAAATGCTTTCGATACAGCAGGGATAACAGATGAAGCAGAAGGAAACGAAAATGTAAACACTCTTTATTGTGCTTCCCTTCCCGAATACTTCAACAGCGAAAAGAACTTTGGGTATAAATATCAAGATTTCGCTGACGTATCGGAAAGTAAATTGTTGATGTATCCATACGCTCTTACAGAACTGACAGACTTTAAAGGAAATCATGTGACGTTGAAAAACGAATACATTGACGACAGAAACCTACACATTAAGGTTTATGGCTCAATGGGCGTATCAAATAAAGTCGCGTACCTTCCATTATATTATAACGTCGCAGGGAATTACGGCGCATGGGAAGAACTCACAGCTTTGGAACATGCGTTGATAAATAATAACCCGAACGACGTTTCCATTATTAATGATTATCTTGCTTCCTATTTACAAGGAAACAGGAATAGTCTTGAAAATCAGAAGGCACAAATCATCTTTAACGGTCTTATGAATACAACCGGAAACTTGGTTGGAGGTATAAGCTCCGCTGAACCTAATCCCAAAACGGGCGGGATCAATGGTGCGGGTGTTGCGTCAAGTGCATTGGCTGCCACTTCAAGTGCAGGAAATACGCTGTTAGATATTCAATCAATGGAAGCTAAAAAGCAAGACATCGCAAACACACCTCCGACGCTTGCTAAAATGGGAAGTAATACCGCATTTGATTATGGTCACGATATACGCGGATTGTATGTAATTAAAAAACAAATTACACCCGAGTATCGTGACAAGCTAACTGATTTCTTTAAAAAATATGGGTATAAGAGCGGGCGCGTTAAAAAACCTAACTTGAAAACCCGTCAACATTATAACTATGTGCAGACAAAAGATGCGATGATCGTATCGGCTGGTTCTGTAGGCATGGCAAATAATGATTTGCTAGAGTTACGCTCCATTTTCGATAATGGCATTACACTATGGCACACAGACGACATAGGCAACTATGATCTATCTAACAACGAATTGAGGTGACACGATGGGGAGAAACAGGAATAAGAAATCATACCGAAGCGCACAAAACATTCAGGTATCGCGAGCGAATAGATGGTATCAACATTACTATCAATATTTGACATCGCTTGCCTTCCAATTATTTGAGTGGGAAAACCTGCCTGACAGCGTTGATCCTCGCTATCTCGAACTATCATTGCATCAATTCGGTTTTGTTGGGTTTTACAAAGATCCTGCAATAGGATATATCGCAACGCAAGGGGCATTATCTGGAACAATTAATCATTACTTACAACCAACCCAATTCCATGCAAGTACACCGGCGTACCAAAATACGTTCAATATCTTCCATTATAATGACATTATTCCGAAGAAAGCGGGTGTCGTGATTTATAACAATGATTATAGATTGCCAACGCTCGGTTCATTGGAAATGTTCGCGGAAGATTTAGCGGAATTGAAAGAAGTAATATATGTTAACCAGAACGCACAGAAAACGCCATATATCTTAAAAGCCAACGACAATGATTTATTGACAATCAAAAATCTTTATAACCAAGTCGAAGGCAATGCACCTGTTATCATTACTTCTAAACATCTCGATCCAGATGCAATTGATGTGCTATCAACACAAGCGCCATATGTTGTTGATAAATTGAACACACAGAAAAACGCTGTCTGGAATGAGGTTATGACATACCTCGGTATTAAAAATGCCAATCAAGAAAAAAAGGAAAGAATGATAACCGCGGAAGCAGATAGCAATGATGAACAAATCGAAAGTAGCGGAAATGTGTGGTTAAAGGCAAGACGAGAAGCGGCAGACCGAATAAATAAACTTTATGATCTTAACGTCAGTGTGAAGGTTCGCGCCGAAGTTGTGCAGGAATTAGAAAAGAATATTGCTACTGCGTCGCCAGATATAAAGGACGGTGAATCATAATGGCTTTGGCTACTATGCCTCTATCCAACTATATCGAAATGTGGTCTCAATATGAAGACGGTTTAACCCTCAATGAAAAGATTGAAAAAGGCAGACCAAAATTGTTTGACTTCTCTTATCCTATATTTGACGAAGCATACAGGAAGGTTTTTGAAACGCATTTTATAAAGAATTTCTATATGCGTGAAATCGGTCAAGAAACCGAAGGATTATTCAAGCTACGCCTAGAAAACTGGTTAAATATCAACATGCCATTCTATAACCAGATGTTTAAAAGTGAATTACTAGTCTATGATCCATTAACAAATACGAAAGTTGAAACGACACATAATCGCAAGAATGAAACCGATCGAACAGACAATCGCGATGTGTCTCAACAATCGAATACAAAAGGAAATGCAACTAGTGACACTGACAGCACAGGTAAACAAAATGTGTCTAGTACAAGTGAACAAACTGGAAGTACAACGGATGATAACTTTGATCGGGAGATTAATTCCGATACACCTCAAAACCGTCTGGAACTAACAAGTAATGACGGTCAAGGTGTTATCGAATACGCATCTTCTATCCAAGAAAATGCCACGAACAATAAACAAAACACAACGGCAAATGGTAAAAGTAGCGGTGAAGAAACTTCAACGCAGAATGTCACAGACAAATCAACTTCAAATGTTGATAGTACAGCTACACAAAATGACAAGCTAACAAGCGACATAAACGAAGTTGAGGATTATATCGAAAACAGATTCGGTAAAATCGGCACTCAATCCTACGCACAACTAGTAAACGAATTTCGTTCGACGTTTCTTAATATTGAAAGAGACATCTTTATTGCTATGGACGAATTATTCTATCAACTTTATTCATAGGGAGTGAAACGCAATGAGCGGAAATACAATTTACAATTACAAAGGTAAAGAAATTTTCCTTCCAGACAGTCCTGGATATGTTCACGATGAACAAATTATGGAATTCCTTTCAACATTCTTCCCAGATGCGATGGAAAAGTTACAACAGCAGATCGAAGTTATCAAAAGTAATACAGATGCAATGACACCTGACGTTGACTCGATTAACACAACTACAGCTGACACTTTTAGTTGGTTGACATCATATTTTCCGTCTGAATTCTCAACGATAAAATCAACTCTATCTGATATTTATAATGAGACTTCTTCCATTGATGGGAATGTATCATCATTAAACAGCACAATCTCAATGATTATGCAACCTGCCGTTGATAGCATACAATCGAATGTTTCAACAATGTTAGATGCAATTCAAGAAATGTCTGCTGTAGTTAGTAACATTTCTTCTGCAACTAGACGCACAATCAGAATGGTTGATGTAAGTGTTGAAGATATGAATGTTGCCGCAGGTACTATAGCTTACTTTTCCGTTACACCGCCAGAAGGTGAAATATGGAAAATTCTTAATTGTTATATTGAATTTCCAGTCCCGGATGGTGCGTCGTCTGGAACACAGGCAGTAAGAATAATCCCTGGATCTCAAAGTTGGTGGCTCGCGAGTAACTTAATGGAATCATCATTCAATGTTCCGATTGGTCTTAGATACTCAGAGCCTATGCCCGATACTGAAGTTTTTAATCCTACAGATCGAAAAGTTTTCTTTGATGCAATTTCTAATTTAAGGTTAACAAACGCGTACCCTCTTTGGTTGCGTTATAACAACTATACTGATGTTGATAATAGAAAGAAAGCAACAATCAGTTTGATGGTTGAGGTGACAAGAATTGTATAAAAGGGGCGAACGATTTATTGATGAAAACGGTGTAGAATTTGAAGTGATTTCAGTTAGTGTAATCGAACAGGAAGACGGTTCAACGTCTGTGTCAATGCATGCTGTACCGGTAACAGACATACCAAAGGAGTGATTTTAAATGGAGCGTCCACAACTTCGAGAATTTGCAAAATTAAGCGAGTTATTAATCCAACGATACGAACGGTATTTGCCAACGGCGTTCGATGAATCGCTCACCCTACTTCAAAAGATGAACATGATTATCGAATATCTTAATGAGGTAGGAAAACTTACAAATGAAGTCGTTCAAATGTGGAACGAAGTGATGGAATGGATTTTGAATGATGGTATGGAACAAGTAGTGATCGACCGTTTGGAAAAATGGTATCAAGAAGGGTTACTCGCTTCCCTTATCATCCAAGTAATAGATGAACTAAAAGAACAGGGTGTTTCTGTAAAAACATATGGTGCGAAAGGTGACGGAAAAACAGACGACATCGAAGCGTTTGAAAAAGCCTTAGCATCTGGCTTCCCCGTTTACATTCCTTACGGTGAATATCGTGTGTCGCGAGGAATTAAACTTCCATCAAATACGGTGTTAACGGGTGCAGGTATCGACAACGCCATTATCAAATGGTTGGATACTGTCGGTTACGGTGAATCGCTGATGTATAACGAAAACATCAATGAGGGAAACTCAAATATTTTAGTTTCTGGGTTCACACTTGATGGGAACGCCACGCGCATGGGCGATCCGAACGCCGCGGGTTCTGGTGGTAGCCGCGACAGTGCATTGACAATGCGTGCTGTAACAGGCGCGTCCATTACGCGAATCAAAACAGTTGACACGCTGTTACATGGTATCGACATTACTTCAAGCGGCTTGGATTATCAATATCTTGGTGATGGTACAATCGCGCCTAATCCGTCGTCAAATATTTTTATCGCTGAATGTGATACTTCTGGTTTTGGTGATGATGGTATCACAACTCATCACTCGGAGTACATTGAGATTGTCAATAACTACAGTCACGATGCGCGTCGTCGTGGAAACTGTAATGGAATTGAAATTGACGATGGTTCACGTCATGTAATGCTTGCAAATAACCGTACTGAAAGAAACTATGGTGGCGTTGAGATCAAAGCACATGCCAACGCTCCTGCATCTCGAAATGTTGTTATCAACGGGCATATGTCACGTGAAGACGTTCGGGCATATAACTTCCGACATATCGGACACCATACAGCTACCGATCCGGATTCTGTATCGGCTAGAAGTATTGTTGCAAATGCTCTTTCTTGTATCAATCCGAATAATACGCGAGGTTTTCAAGGTGGTACAAATCCACGTGCATTGGTTATCTCGGCTTATATCGGTGTCGTTGTAAATGGATTTACAGCAATTACGGATCGTCCCGAATTAATGACAGGTTCTATCATTGCTGTTCAATACAAAGCACGAAACATTAATATCAGTAATGTGGTGCTTGAAGGATTTACGCAAGCCGAAGACGGTATCTACATTACAGGTGGTAGCCAAAGAGCAGACAATGTAAATATATCGAATGTTGCCGCTCATAATAGCGCACGTCGGGTTGTGTCAATCGGAGGAGGTATCCAGAATGTATCTGTAATGAATGTTGCGGGAATAAACGATGGTTCAATTCGTGATCCGCTTGCTGTAGTTGTTTCGATCAACTCAAATCTGGATATGCAGGGCATCAGCAATGATGGATACCCATCTGTAGCTGATATAGCGGGCGATCTATACACAGACGGGTTAACACTTTTAAATGGTGGATTTCGTGCCGCTACATCTTCCAGCGGGCGTATCCATCGAGAAGGTTCTGTGATTTCCTCAACTTCCGAATCGTCTGCAAGTGCATCAAAAACCGCTGTTATCGCTTCTTCTGGAGGTACAGCCGCTACGGAATACAGTGCAGTTATTGGATCGCTTGGATCAACAACTGAAGCAGACGGACGAAACAATATTATTCTTGGATCGTCCAATGTAAAAGCAAGCGGAAACCGTAATACAATCATTTCTTCCTATAATATGTCTGCTGATGGTTCTTACAAAGTCAACGGGGGCTATGATGCAATTCGTTGGGAGCTTGACAGCTTGAATGGTCACATTCGCGCATCTGGAACTATTACGGGTTCTAACGTATGGAGTGACTATGGTGAATACTTTGAAAGTGTAAGCGGTGAAGCAATACCGACAGGAACGCTAGTGACTTTGGAAAATGGGAAAATTCGTCCTGCCGCTACTGGTGAAAAGATCATCGGTGTTATTTCAGAAACAGCGGGTGTTATACTTGGCGCATCTGAATGGGAATGGCAAGACAAATTCCTTAAAAATGAATTCGGCGGATTGATTACTAAATATCAAGACGTTCCCATTGAGTATGAAGACGAACATGGAGAAATGCAGGTCGAGATTATTCAAGAATTGTTACCTGTAGAAAATCCTGCTTATGATCCAGACAGGGAATACACTTCCCGAACAGAGCGCGACGAATGGAACATCGTTGGCTTACTAGGACAGGTATTTGTGAGAATTGACGACACTGTAAAAGTTGGACAAGGAATTGCAAGTAAAGACGGGATAGCAACAAACGGGGACAACTTCGTTGTAATGAGTATTACAACACCATACGATGCAACCAAAGGTTACGGCGTTGCAAAAGTATTGTTAAAATAACGAGGTGAAATGATGGTTGTATCAGCTAACAGGTTTCTAAATAGAGCCGAAATGACGGAAAACGCACAACACATAATGGAGTATTTACTCAAAAAAGGATGGACGAAAAACGCCATTGCGGGGATGCTTGGAAACATGGAAACTGAATCAACCATCAACCCTGGAATCTGGCAGAATCTCGACGAAGGTAATACTTCGTTGGGATTCGGTTTAGTCCAATGGACGCCCGCCACGAAACTTATAAATTGGGCAAACAGTGAAACGCGCGATTATAAGAATATAGACACTCAACTGGAAAGAATCTTGTATGAGGTTCAAA